CCTTATCGATTGCTTCTACTTTGCTTTCGTCTTTAACGATTGCTTTAACTTTTTCAGTTTTCGCTTTATTGATAGCTTCTTTTTTCTCAGCTTCAAATTGAGCGATTGTTTCCATAGCTTTTTGTAGTTGTACTTTTTGCTCATCTAGAGCTTTTTGCACAAGTTCAAATTGAGCTTTTTCAACGGTTTCGACTTTTACTTCGTCTTCCATCTTAGTTTTCTCCAATTCTTCTTTGTTAACAGAGGCAGATACCTCTTCAGATTTAACCTCGCATGCGGGTGAGGTATCAGTACCTTCTGCAGAAGCAGCAGGTGCGGATTCTTTTGTAGCTTTCTCAATATCAACAAGAGCTTTTTCAATTCGTTCTTGATCATTGAGCATTGCTAAATATTCATTTTCATCTAATTCTGATAGAACTTCTGATAGACTTTCTGCATCATTTGCAGACTTTAGAATTTCAAAAGCTTCTAGTTTAGATTGGATATAATCTTCGTAATCTTGTGTTTTAACTTCTTCAGTTACTTCGGGTTTTTCATAACCCATCATACGAGCAAGCAATTCAGCGTTCTCGTAATACATACCCATTACTTTTCGCAAGAAATCTGGGAGTTCATAGGTAACTTGAATCTGTTGCATCTTTTGGATGAACTCAGGAGAGAAGTTGTGACCCTTCATAATCAGAGCTTTGTTCCAGTTGTTAGCAGCACCTTGGGACTTACTACACAGAGCCAAATGAGCACCTTCGTGGTCGAAGGAAATCTCAGAGAGCTTTCTTTTTGCTTTTTGTGTCATTTAATTTCCTCTGCCATTGCAAGTGCACCGATACTTACACCAGAAAATTCTCCGGCGTCTGCAGCAGCCCACAAGTCATCATCGTTAAATTGAAGGTTGACAAGCCATGTTCCAGCTTTTACAATCGCTTCACCTACTTGCATTTCAACAGGAGCACAGTACGACTCAGCAATAGAGAAACCATCGGTTTCAACCATATGGAATAGATTCGCTGCTACGGTGTGGCTACGGTTGAAGTTATGACAGGCTTTACGAACTTCGTGCGAGTCGTAAATATCGCCATGATCATCTACCGTGTCTGGTTCAAGCACCACATAAAGAGCTTGCTTCAGAACTTCGTCCTTTGCTTTAGCAATAGGTACTTTTGTCTTGTTAGTCATCTTTTCTTTCTTTTAATTCTAGACAACAGATAAATCAATTATATCATACTTTTGTAATAATTACAAGCGAATTATCTGTTTTCGTCAATCACTCCCACACAGAGCCTTTAAATAACTTAACAGAACAATCTTGCCAACTCGTTCCGTTATACCTTTTCAGGGTAACTTCTACGTATGCACTACCATTCCAAATCTTTAAAGTTGATCCTTGCGGAGTAATAGGAGGGAAAAAGTCCTCGTCCATAAACTGGACTAAATCCCAAGCTAACGATGTAGTACCTATGCTTTTAGGTATATCTGCATTAGCGAAATCCATGATCAACCGTGACTAATCTTGCCACCACCACGCACTGTCCCTGTAGAGGTTGTACTCGTAAGGACAATCGGAAATAAGCAGGCTTCATTAAAGATTTCTGGGAAACCTAATTGTGCCCAGTCTGCAACAAACTTCATATTTGCAATAGGTGCAGCAAGAGTCATTCTTGGACGAGTAGCGGTTACACCGAAACTACCAGCCGTGCCCGTGGTGGCTGAAAGAGTAACAGTGTTGACTGCACGAATATACTTACCAGAAGCAGCGGCAGGGATAAGAGCATTCAAGGATAGCATAAAACTAGCAGGACGGGTTGCAGCAAGAGAAGCACTTGCAAGTGCTCCAGTTGTACCATCGTTATACGTGACGTTTACCGTTACTGTAACTGCAGTTGCACCCGTAGCTGTGTACCATTCAAGCCACCATTGAACGTCCGAATAGTTCGTATCCCCGATTCGCTTAGAGATATTATTTGTTGCACCCAATGTTGACAGATCAAGACTTACAGTTTGTGCAGTAGTTACGTTTCCTACTAATCCGCCCATGTGAGCAAGTCGGTCATGGATTTCTACAGTCATTGCTGAGTTACTAGTAGCAACTTCCATGTATGAACCATAACTAGTAGCTGGAGAAGTTTGCTGAGTAAAACCCATGCCTCCAAGTGTCGTATTGTTACAAACGGCGGTTGCAGCAGGGATCGCACCTTGCCCTGGTTGACCTGTGGCTCTCCATAGGCTGACATATGTTCCGGCAGCTTGAGAAGTAATATTAGCTTTGTCAAGAATAAAACGACTTGAGTTATTACCCAAAGCTTGAATTAGTTGATCGCGTGAAGTAATTGCCATAATCGTTTAAATCTGAATCCAAAGGTCGTTAACCGAAGGATTCTCCGGTGCTGTTGTGGAAATAGTAATGAATGTACCAATAAGTACAACATTACCATCGCTATGTTTTGTGTAGAGTTTTTTATCTGCAGTATTGACTGCAAGTTCTCCGATATCTAGGTCAGTAGGTACAGGGACTTTACCAACTACTGTAGATTTCTTTGTAATTACTTTTGGCATATAGATGCTTTATTTTTGTAGATTAAAAAGTTCCACCATCTACAGTTTCAACTGCAATGGTCACAAAAGCATTACCTGCGTCTTTAGTCCAAGACAAGGAGTTATTCAAACGAATAATACCATTAGTACCGTCTGTACCCCAGATATATCCTGCAGTACCACCAGCCACTACAGAAACCTTCTCGTCACTAGAACCTGCTGGAATATTAAGAGCAGTCTTGAAAGCATCGAAAGTGATCTTCTTTTCTTTTTGACCAGAGGCTTGTGAGGCATCGTGAATAATCAGCAAGTCTGCCGCACCGTCTACTGATGCAAGAGTAGCCAGATCGTCAATGGCTGGTACTACAGGGAGTTTAGTTGTAGGGTCAGTAGCTACGTGCAAAGTGCCACGGTCAGTGGTAAAGTGCGCTTCACCAGCAAGCATACCGGTGGTAGGAAGGTTGGTCTTTAGACCTCTGCGAAGTTGTAAACGTGCCATATTACTCTCTTTTAATTAAATGTTCCGCCATCAAGGCTTTCTGCTTCCCACTTAGTGCCCTTAAACATTAAAACGTCCCCTACTTCTGCTTGAGAAATATCAACATCTTTGACTTGACCTAACGTGAGAGAATTTGCTGTAGCCGCTACAGCCAATGAAGTATTGGCTACTAGCAGTTTCACAGTCTTATCTTCTTTTACTGGAATAGTAACAATCATCATTATTCCAAGAAGAATGGGCCTCTTGCAATTTTCTTCTTTACGTCTCCTTGGAGCTGTAGGAAGAGGTCATAATGCAAGGTATTATATTGAATTGCGTCCAACTCTGACTCAGTTAGACGAATCTCCATGTTTGACGTTCCGAAAGAAATACCATCGGAGTTTGTCTTTTGGACAACAACGGTACCTCTTTCATGCGTTCTGAGGATGAACAATCCTTGTGCGTTGTTAGTACTCACAGGGGCGTTCTGATTATCCGATAGGGTTACAATCTGAGAAAAATCAGTTCCTCGGATTGCTTCTAGTTCTACGATTGGTGTTGGCATTATGCGGCATTCTCAGAGTTCATTGAAGAAGTGTCATTGGTTGCTCCTTTAGTTTGATTTACAAGGTAATAAATCTGAGAGTACATCTTGAACAACACCCAACCATAAAGATGGGCTGTATAGCATATAGACGATTAGAGGGTTCATGGTGTTCCTAAGTTATTCTGAGGGGTAAAGCCCCGACCGTTAGGAAGGGGCGTTGGGTGTTAAGCGTTCTCTAGGTTAGCTGAAGAATTATCTTGTTCTGACACAGACTCCGCTGTTCCATTCAATCCACCTGATGATGTGTTCAGAGAATCACCGCTGCGAGAAGTTGATTCACCTAGTAACTCTGTCAAGTTAGCAGTTTCATCGAGTGGGTCAAGACCAATAGTTCCAAGAACATAATTCACAACATCGTGTGTCATTGGTAAAGCACCTACAGCTTTTGTCCGTTGAATAAACCTTGATACCATATCTAGGTCAGGCGCATGAAGGTTCTCATAATCAAGAGTACACATGCGAGTTGCATCCATACCGTTCAACTCATACAGGTGCTTAATCAAGTCTTGATTAAAACACTCTACTAGACCATCAAGCATAGCTTCTGCGCGAGTCCCAGTTAGTGTATTCTTTACAGTAGCAAGGGCATAAGAGCCACCAGAAGAACTTGAGCTACCCAGTAACAGCACATCAGCACCAAGGCTTGTGTAAATTTGATTCTGGAAGTATTGTTTGATTTTATCCGTTGCAAAGTTTTTACCATTGCCAGTTTGCTGCAACAAATTGAAGTCAAAAAGATAAGACTTTGTTTCCTGTGACTGGTCACTTGGTAGAATCAAACCACTCTGGTTATTCACCTGAATGTTTCTAATGATATTCTTGAAACCTTCGTACAACTGCTTCTGCTCAGGACTTGCATCAGCACTGAGGTATTGTGAGGGAATACGCAAAAGCGGTGTACCCGAAAGGTCACGTTGCAAACCAGTAGCTTCAGCTTCTTCAGTAAGCACCAAGTAAGTATAAGACAACCAAGCATCTCGTAGTGGAGAAACACCATAAGGGTCTTCTCGATTACGTCCTGCTGTTACCAAGATAAACTTGTTACGAGGAATAACCACATCAGTCTTAGCTTGAGTATAACGATTACCGTTAGTACCAGCTAGGCTTTGCTTTACACCGATTACTTCATTACCATCTGCACTGAATACGAAGTTACTGATTGATTCCTGATTACGGTGAGCAATCTTCTTGATGCCAATCTTACCGTCGTCGTATAAGCTACCGTTGGACTTGGTACGCTTGTAGAATACTTTTTCAAGTACACTAAAGCCGTATATGTTGGAGCTTAGGGCGTCGCGGATTACTCTTCGTAGAGGAGTCTGCATATCTTGTAAGCACTGATTGATAAACTCTGCTTCTTGCTTTTCTTTTTCAGTAGCATTAGGAGGTGGGACTACACGCCAAGTAACCTTTGAGATTAGGTTGTCGTATAGGTTTAAGCATGAGTTGATGCTTGTATGGTATGACATTTTCTTGTATGTCTTTAGAGAATTAGGGAAGGTTAGTTCCCTGTACATCTCGTCTTGAGTGATACCTGAAAAGATTGACATACCTGAATAGCCCATTTCGGATAGGCGCATTCGTTCTGGTTGCTCCATTGGATTAGCTGCTAAAGCCTTGGAAACTTCCTGTGGCTCTACGGTTTCAGTTGTTTTGATTTTTCGAGTAGCCATTAAGTGACTTTCCTTTTCTTTATTTTAATGTCAATGCCTAGGTAGACTTAGACCTGAATGAGGGAGGGTTAGACCTGAAGATGGGGCTTGTACGGATAGAGGGGAGGATGGGCCGGATAGGTCGGGTAGGGTGAATCTTGGTAGCATTACTTTCTGATTTAGCAACCAAAAACAATCCGAAGTTGCATCAGCACGGTCATCAAAAGTCTTACGTCCAAATTCTGTTTGCTCTAACTCGTCTACATAATCCTCAGTCCAATCTCCTTTTACAATTTTTACAAAGCCAGCTTCAGCAGCAGATGCAAACGGTAAGAACCGTTGTAGCTTACCCTTTTCAGGTCTGATTAGCTTAACGGTAAAACCACGTTCACTAAGACGCCTTGCAAGGTCTTTACAGTAAGCCCCAGCAGTTGCACCCGGGTCTAACGGCAAGCCAATTGCAACATCCCTACCGTCTCTTTCAGCAGTTTCAAAGATTGTCTTCTCCACTTCTGCCACGCGACGACGTAGTAAGATGCAATCCTCAACTGTGTATACGTTCTGCTCGTCTTTGCTGCAAAGTACTCCAGCCGTTGCGTCAACACGCGGTCGAGATTCTGATGGCTCACTAAAAGCCACGTCCCAGCAACGAACTCTTGACTTAGCACGGATATTAGGGTAAGAAACAAATTCAACCCACGCCCTGCGAAAATAACCAGAACTGGTTGGTCGCACCCATGCGCCATGCAATAGCCGTCGTGACTCAACGGCTGGTAGCGCCTTCAATGTTACAA